CTTCTAGTGTACACTTCATCGTATGCTTCATCGCCAATAATTAGCGGTATATGGTTTATGTCGGTTATTTACTTAAATCTGGTGTCATTGTATTTTATAGCTAATATTTGTCCTATCTTCTTAGTGGCTGCTAGCTCTTATGCAATGTTGTGCTATTCTATTTTTTATGGCATTAAGTTGGTTACCTCCTCCATTGTAACATTTGCAGGCAATTCTTCTTATTTTGATATGTAAGCGGCTACGTTGGATATCAAGTTTGACTTCATTTTGTCGTTTATTACGTTGGGATTCTTTATTAAAAAGCTATCGATGTTTTATGATATTATTATCTGTGTCTATGATACTTCGCTAAGTTTTACCTCTATGCGTTATTTTATCTAATACAAAACTGTTCTTACATCTACTGCTATGGCTGTATACTTCTTTACTACGTAACTTAGGTTTTTATCAGTTGTTGTTTTGGGATTCATTCCGTCTATGTTCAATATGTCATGTTAATAATCATCCGGATTACCTTCCATTGTGGATGTCACTGTCCAGCGCCCGTTTTATAAATTTAATGTATAGCTTCCGTTACCTGAATAAAGCGTGTTACTGTACGTTGTATCTTTTGTAGTTATCTGTTTATAAGCGTTTGAAACGGCCCACACTTCTATGTTTTTGTCCATCTTAGGTATATTTGTTTATAAAAAATCTTTCACGCCATCATAGTAATGTGCGTCAATAATACTAATAAAATTAATTGGAATTTTGTCAAATACTAGACTCTGCAATGAAATGTTGGCGTTGAGAGCGATATTTTTCACTATTACTAGTATGCCTTTATATTAAAATATAACTTATTTGGTCTGAATATATGTATGGTATTGCTATTAGGATAATTGAGAACGAACGTATGTGTCATCATTATTACTGATGATTGGCCTGATTGCAATTAAATGTGTAACTCTCAAACCCCTCTCTGTAATCATATCAATCATCTTTTTCCATTTAGAACCTATGTCCATTACGCAATAAGATTGGCTTGAGTCTCGTTCCGGCTCAAACGAACTCTCGCTTTCACTAACATTAGTCTATGGAAATTATGGGTCTTGTTCTGGTATATATATTTCATTGCTTATTTAGCTTAAAGTTTATTAAGGTGTATGCTATCTGTCGTTGTCGTCATTATTCTCTATTAGATTTTGCTATAATTATGAGGTGTCTTATGCTGTGTCTTGTGGTTGTTATGCTGTTATTTATTGATCAATGAGCTTTTATTACTGTTGTTCTTCATATGATATACTTTGCGCTTCTTCTTATGGTATTATATTAACATCTGAGCTTTCATTAATATGTACGCTTTGGCCTAATTAGGTGTTCTATTCTTAAGAATTTGTTGTATTGTTAACTTCGTTCTTGACATCGTCGTTGTTTTACATTTAATTACCATCTTTAAAATCTAGTTTGTTATTTTCGTCCGCCTATTCTTATGCTTATAATAACCATTAAGCTATTGTCATTTGGTCTTC